TCCAATATCAACTCCTAATCCCTTTAGTGCATCTGCAGCATGAACGCTTTCGCTAACACTACCATATAAAACAGTATTCAATAAACTGATTTGAGTATTTAACTTCGCAGTATTTTCCTTAGCAAGTTTATATTGAATTGCCTGACGAAGCGTTGCTGCAGTATCTTCATCTTTAGCTTCTACTGCTTTTCCAAGTTCATTTATAAGATATCCATGTTCATTAGTTAATTCTTCTATTCGGTAGCCATATTCATTAACTGCATCTTTTGATGCTCTTCCAAATGCTTTATTTATAAAACTAACCAAACCCTTTAATGTTTTATTTAATATAGGAAGAACAATGGTTGCTAATTCCATCAAAAGTTCGTTCATTTGATTCTGAGCAACTACAAGTTTGTTCTTCGTTGTATCTGCTTGTTTTCTAAATGCCTCTTCAAGAAGATTGGTTTTCCATCCCATATCTGAAAGAGTATCGTCATAAGCATTAGAAGCAGCATCTATCATAAGTAATGCGGCCTGACCTGCCCTTACATTGCCAAATAGATTTTTAAATGCTATTGCGTCTCTATCAACACTATCATATAGCGCTAGAAGAGTTGCTTTTAATCCATCCGATTTAATTTTTAATTGTACATTTTCTATTCCAATATCTTCAAATGCTTTAGATAATTCTGTGCCACTTCTTGTTAATTCATCAAATAAAGACTTTAAAGCAATTTGACTCATTCTTGCATCAGCCGTTACTGTTGATAATGCTGCAGTTGCAGCCATCATTTCTTCTAATGTTACACCTGCTGCTTTTGCCATAGGAGCTAATTTACCAAAAGCACCCGTTAATTCTCCAACAGTTGTAATACCCGTTTTAACGGTCATAAATAGAAGATTTGCTATCTTGTCTGCGCTATATCCAGCACTTCCAAAATTATTCATAGCAATCGACATTATATTTGTCGCTTCTTCTACTGTTCCTAATCCCGCTACTGCCAATTTTGCTGAGGTTTCAAGAACTTCAAGTGCTTTTGATGTATCTGTTATACCTGCTGATACTATTTTATATGCTGCGGCTCCAAGTTCATCGGCACTTTTTGGTATCGTTCTTGTCATTTTGAGGATACTATCCCCAAACCTATCCATATCAAAACGAGAAGTATCTACTAAAGTAGAAACATCAGACATTCGTTGTTCAAATTTTATTAGATTTTTAACAGCTAAAACTCCTACAGTTGTTGCAAGAGCTAATGCAACTTTAGCAGACTTTGCTAAACTGCCTTGAAACTTACTAAATACTCCAGAAGCTCTATCTTCTGCTGTTATTATCGCTTTGATTTGCGGGTTAGCCATTGTTGATATTTTCCATCTATATTACGTTTAATGCGAATCAACTCTAAAAACCAAGTGGGTTGATTCATGTAAGTGTAATAATCCCAACCTTTCATGTATTGACATATTTCAATTATATCCATTCTCCAATCTAGCTTTCCTTTTCCTCTTGCGAGGAGTTCTTCGTACTGAATCTTTATTCCTTCTCTGTCTTTTTGACTAAAAAAGATGAATCGTTGATAATTTCTGCCATTTCATTAAGGACAAAATCGTAATCTTTGCCATGCATATCTAATACAGCGTCACTAACATTATCTGTTTTTCCATTAACGCTTACTATTGATACTCTAATACCAATCATCTCAAATCCTTCTTTGGGATTATTTGTAAATTCCCGCTTTTCTCTGCCCGTAAGAAACGACTTAAGTATAACTTCATGTTTATTAATTGGAGTTATAATTTTTTTTGTTTCCCTATTTTTATTTTCCATAATTTTCTATCTGCGGGATGGAAAGTGTTACCTCTCCACCCCAGCTTAACAATTTTAACTAATTATATGTTTCAATAACTTAGATGCGTATTTATGATTTCTGCTCTCGCAATCTTATCTCCTGCCTTTTTACGAGCAATAAATCCGATTGTTTGTTTTCCTAATTCCGTAAAGTCAATAGTTTCTTCCCAATCTATAAAGTACACTAAGGGAAGGTCAATTCTGATTCTTGGATGAGTGGCTGCCCCAATTGTTGTTGAAGTATCTTCAATCTCTATTCTTAATGCTTTGCTATCGTTATCTAATACATAATCTCTATAAGTGGTGTCTTCAAGATTTAATTCAATACTACCATTTACTTCAAAATCAAGATTATTAATATCATCCATACTTCCGCCTCCACAAAATGTATAATCACCTTGTGCTTTCTTGTTGAAGTTAATAGATATATTCTTTACACATAATGGAGTAGCTGCGTCTAATGCGGCTCTTGTAGCTGCTATCTTAACATTCGCCATTCTTGGAACAAATACTGTTTCTGCGTCATAGTTTGGATTGGTGGTACTTGCTTCTTCCTGACTTGCTATGAAATTAATATCCGCTGAAAGATGTTCATCTGCTCCAATATCTACATTTAGTCCAAAAGTATTAACCATTCCGAAAGTAAATGACCGTTGAAATGCACCATCTTTCTTAAATAATGTAAGACTTGGATGTTGAACGGTTTGTAGAACAGTGAACGAATGTGTTTGAACTCCAGCTTCAGGACTATCAGTGTCTGTACCACAAGTTCCGAATAATGCGTAAAACAGTAATCCAAGACTATCAACTCCTAATTGAACCGAAACATCTCCAGATACATATTCTCTTAGAATGCTTATCTTACCTGCTGGTTCAATGCTTCCTGTTGGAGATTCGTCTATTGCTTTATCAACTTTTTGACTTAAAGCATAAGACTTTAACGGAACCCAGAAATCGGCATCCGCTTCTGCTGTTCCTCTTCCTGTTGTTACTTCTCTTGCTATTCCGAAATTTAATGTTCTGCCTAAAAATTTTGCCATTTTTTTAATTTAATTTAACAATTAACTAAGAAACCTCGACTAAAGTTTCTTACGATATATCATGAGTTACCATAACTCTTACTTGAATATCTGCGACTAAAATTTCTTTACTTGGAACTCGTCCCCACCTCGTAACGGTAGGATAAACACCAATCATTGTATAATCTGCTGGTAAGCTTATTCCTGTAAGAAATTCATTACCGTCAAATAAATCCATAACATCGTCAGCTATTTCATAAAGAGCATCTAATGCTTCTTCTACCCCGCTTTTTGGTATCTCATAATATAAACTAATTACAAATATGTAATTTCTTTTATTGTCTATCGTAGTATCATAACTTGCGTCAAATTGGTCTGCTGGATAAATAGTGGCAGCAGGAAATCCTGTAAAATCTAAATTCGGATAACCATAAACATCTTGAATTTCATCTATGGTTCGTAATTGCTCTATAAGTTTATCCTTTAAAACGCGATAAGTCGTATTTGCCATAATTTTAATATTTGATTATTTGATTTAATGTATTCTTAATTGCTTTTTCAAAAAACCCATCTATTTCTCTTAATGACCGTTCAACTCCTATCTTTAAGAATTGTCTTTCTTTACCTGGTTTTTTAGGAGGCATTGATAATGGCCATCTACTTGTGCCTAATTGGATATACACGGAATATTTTGTGGTTGCTCCAATTTCACCTCTTAATGGACTAAACTTCTTACTTGCACCAATACTTTCAACAGTAGCTCTAGTATCCCAAGGAGTAATAGGAACAGTTTCTCTTTCAATCTGAAATATAGACTTTTCAATAGCAGATTGCGTATTTCTTGCTGCAACCTTTGGATATTTAGCAAAAGATTTCTTTAGCTGTTCTAGTCCTTGTATTTTTACATTTATGTTCATATTTTTAGACTACTCAATCTGTCCATATTTTCATTATCACTTCTAGGTGCTGAACGGCTTGTCCATAATCGTGTTTTTCAATTGCAACTATATCAAAAATTCTGCCATCGCTATCCGTTACTTTATCTCCGGCCTGAACATCGGAACTTACATCGCACCAAGCTTTATGAGTAGCGCCATAAACACCATAAATAGCCATATCATCTTCTTGGACTATTTTCTGTATATGGACATCTATTGTTCCTGTTGAAGTAAAGTTTTTCTTATGACCAGAAACAGTCGATAATCGTCTTATTATTATGCTTTTATTGAAAAAATGTGATATTGCCATTATTTTCTACCTAAATTAGAGGTTCTATACCTATTTAATATATCTGTTATATCCTGACTACTTTCTTTTAATTCTCCATAAGTAACTGCATAATCTCCAATCTTTTCAGATTTTAATGTTACTTCTCCGCTCTTTCCAACTTCTATTATTCCCGCAACTAATTTTGTTGAAACAAGCTTAATATCAGCAGGAGCAGTTGAGCTTTTACCCCAAGTTCCTGTAATTTTTATTCTATGAGAACCTCTTGGAAATTCTGCTTGGTCTCCTTCGGGATTAAGAACAATCTTATGTTTACAGGTTTCGTTATAAGGATATAAGAAGAAATCATCACTCTCGGTTAAGGTATCGTCTAAATCAACTCCATTAGAGTCAAGAAATTGAAGGCTTGTAACCGTTAAAAGGTCATCTAAGATAAGTTCATTACTTCCATTCCCATCAAAATAACGAGTTTCTGTTGAACTTTCAAAGCTGGTATTACAATAGTTATCAATATAAGCATCTGCTGCACTAATCATTTCATCAATCCAAGTATCAAAAGATGTATCAATATTGACTAATAAATAATTTTGTATAAAACTTTTCGAAGTGTACATAGGTTTTTTTTACAATTTAGAAACATTTTTCCAAGGAAGAGAAAGCGGGCACAAACTCTTCCTTAGAGAGATATATCTAAACACAATTAGGCCATGTAGTATAAGGTGAAGTCATATCTCCATAAGGTGAAACCATATCTGTATAAGGAGAAGTCATATCACAATAAGGCGACCGTGAAGGAGATGGCGACACTGAAGGACTTATTGATGGGCTAACCGAAGATGAAAGCGATGGACTCAATGAAGGACTTAAACTTTGAGATATGCTTGGGGATAAACTCGCACTAATGCTGGGACTTAAACTTTGACTTAGCGACGGCGAAATTGAAGCAGAAGGACTACCACTAAACGAAATACTTGGTGAAAGCGAAGGACTCAAGCTCTGGCTTGGCGATACCGAAGGAGAAATGCTGAGACTTATGCTTGGCGAAAGGCTAGGTGAAATTGACTGCGAAGGACTAACGCTTGGGCTAATACTTAACGAAATACTCTCGCTTAACGATGGACTTAAGCTTGGCGATAATGAAGAAGATAAG